ACATACGGAAGAATCGGCCTCGACACACACCGGCAGTTGATGAGTTCCCCCGGTTGAATCGGCACGCCATCAATCACGCAACCCTCTGCAATCTTGTACCGCTCCCCATTGGCCCTCACGTGCGACGGGCGCGGCGTCTTGCCGCCGCCTGAGTGAACCCAGAGCGCTTCCTTCAGTCCCAACTCAAGCTGGCGCGTTCGCGTGATGACTGCCGTCGCCTTGTTGGTCTGATCCCTTGCGATCAGCACAGCGCGGTTGGCCGTGACCGGATACAGCGCCTTTATTCCCTCAGTAAACATCTGCAAGTTGCGCCCGTTTGCGAACGATCTTGCTGTCAACCCCTGTATTTTCTCAAAATACGCAGAGGGTATCGACTTGATTAACCCCACATTTTCCGATAGACAGGCATTGAACGCATCACGCATGGCCGGGGTCATGGTGAATTTTACCGTCCAACCCGCGTCTTTGAGCGCCATCCGCATGGCCGCGTCTGTTGTGCTGAACTGGCTGATCATGAACGATTCAGCCATTCCCGGTGCGGCATCCTCAAAGCGCTTCATCCATTGCTCAAAGAGGCGTTGGACTTCGCTCTGCATCTGGTCTGACGGCGTTGCGTCCTCTGCAAGCTCTGCCACGCGGGGCGGCGCTGCCCTGTACGCCGCCGTGAGCCAATAGGAGACGCTGGCCTGCATCTCGTCTATCAGCGCGGTCAGGCGGCGACGGTAGCGGGCGCGTAGGCCAGCATTGGCGCGAACGGGGCGAACAGTCTTAGGCTTGGGATTCGGCGTCATCGTCGCCCTCGCCGTCCGCTGGATTACCTGGCGCTTCCGGCTGCTCAATCACGCGGTCAACGTCAAGCCCTTGGTATCCGCTCTCAGGATCACGCGCTAGCCGCTCGCGTTCCTCTTGCGGGTCAAGCACGCCCCGGTCGATGTATGCGCACGCCGACGTGGCATCAGCCGCCCTTACCTCGCTGAGTTCCTTCTCTGTCATCTGGTACAGCGGGTTGAAGCTGAACGTAATGTCGGGGTCAATATCGCCGTACATCGAAAGCTGCATTACCTTGAGAATGACCCCAAGCGGGGCGCGGTAGTAGGCTTCCTGAGTTGCGGCTGTCTTGTCATAAGAAGATCTCATTTCCCCCTCAGCCACGTTTCCAAATCCGCTGGGAGCAATACCGAGCAGGGTCACAGACGGGACGGTGCTGACTGCGCACATTTGCTCTTGGCTCTGCGCTTGGAGTTCATGCAGGCCGGATAGAGGCACGGCTAACTGCGAAAGCTCCTCGCGGTCTTTGTCTGTGAGGAAAATCCCCTTATTGCTGCGGGTGAGCGTAAACAGTTTGGCGCGGCTGAATAGATCGGTTGCCGCCTGCCCGTCAATCTCCGCGTTGCCAGTCCCTTGCAGCACCTGGTCCATACTGGTAGCCAGAGAGACGATGCTGAAGTTGGAAATCAGATCGGCCACGCTCTGCCTGGTGCGCAGCCAGTTATCAACGTATGGCTCCGCAAGTTGGCTCATGCTCATGCCAGAGAAATTGAATGCGGGTTTGAGCATATCGGGCAATTCGCGCGTGATGACTGTCAGTAGCCGAGACGCGTGAACCTCTTGCCCTAGCATCCACCACTTGTTTGGCTTGTAGAAGTCCGGCGCGGCCGGATCAATGGAGTTGTAGGAGACTGGAGTCGTCCAGATCGGCTCCACGTTCACGATGCGCTTGAGGCTGTTCTTTTTGACAGTACGCGCATCGATGATCAGCGGAAGTGCTCGATCCTGCCCGTCAATATCCACGAACATCTGACCGCGCCCAAAGAAGCAATCATGCTCAGCCGATTTCTGGATAATCGACTTCACGCCGAAATCGTCAAGCGCTTTGGTCAGCTCTGTGATCTTGTTTTTGGTGGACTCGCCCGCCGTGTCGGAACTGTTCAGCGTGATCCATTCGCGGGTAAGCTCTGTCGAGATTGCCGCTGCGAACGCTCGGAACTCTGCCCGCGTGGACAGCATCGACAGGTACGGGTATCCAGGGAATCCTTGCACGGTGCCCATGCCAGCCGTCATGAACCGTGCGTAATCGTATGACGGTCCAGAGCAGTCCGCGTCCATCGCAATTGCGGGAGTGACGTTTGGAGGCACAACTCCGGGCATAAGCTGAGGCGGCTGGATCGGAAACTGGTGCGCGGTGGGAGTGCCATCCATCTCAGCTTTGGCGAGCGCGAGGCGGACGGCAGACCGGCGTAGAACGGCGACCGGGGAAGGCGGGGCGGGTTTTGACGCAAACGGATTCCACATACTTTTCAGTTTACCCCCATAGCTGCGGCAAGCGCAGCCGACGAGATGTTGAGGTTGTTTTTAGATGGAGGCGCGAACGCCATTACAAAGGCGTCGGCAAGGTTTGGCGACGGCACGCTCCCGCCGATTCGGCTCGACTTCGCCAGATCGTCTTTGCTCTCCACTTTGACGCGCCCATTGCGGTCAAAGTCGCGCTTTGGGGTAGACAGCTCGGTTTTCAGCTTCTCTAGTCGCGGCATCGTGCTGGCAATGCTGATGAGGTCGTAATCGTTAAACTTCTCTCCGTGGTTGATTGCGTTGTATGTGTTGCGGAACCTGTCGGCAATATCCCACCATGCCTGAGCTTTGAGATTCGAGAAGAAATCCTTGTTTTTGATCCTGTCCTGCCGGTTGCTCACATAGTAATCTTCCGGACGCTCGACTGCCGAGCCTGCATTGAACTTGGCGTAGTTCACCCGCTGGCCTCGGTCGCGTACCTGGTTCAGTTCGTCAAACTTTGCACCAGCGGACGCGCCCACGCCAATGCAATCGTAGCGGATGCTCGCCCCGCGCTCCGTTGCCGCCGCGTAGGTTCTCATACACGACTTCAGCAGTTCATCCTCACGCGCCCGCCATTCGTCTGACCAGAACGCCACGCTGCCATGCGCAAAGACATTGGCGCAAGCATCCTCGCCATCGTCGGCCACGTCAAAGCCAATTACTTTCATGCCTCGCGGCTCGAATCCGATCTTGATATGCGCATCGATGGCCGCTTCGATCCAACTGCGCTTGATAACCGTACCTTCGGTATCCTCTCTCGGCTGGCCCATGTAGATGTGTTGGTAATCGTCTTCGGATTCTGAGCGCGTTCGCTCAATCACGCCCAGCATCGTAGTGGAAAGGAAAGGGTTTTCATCGTAGTTGATTTTGCGGACGATGTACTGAGCAGGCGCTGCAACCACAAAACGCTGATAAGCGAAGTCGCTGGCGAACATTGGATTAAAGATGATCCATATTTGCGAGCCTTCTTTGCGGATCGTCGGCTCCAGAATCTCCCATTGCTCTTTAGTTAGAAAATGCGCTTCCTCAATCCAGCAAACATCTATACCCTCAAGCGATTTTATCTCTTGGATATTGCGAGCTAATCCGTAGAATACAAAGCTACTACCTGTCTTTTTATGCTCGATTGATCGGTCTGTAACCACGAACTCATCCGCCAGCCCGAACCGCTCTATTTGCAATTTGAGCAGCGTGTAAACCGATTCGGCAATCTTGTTTTGAAATTGACGGCAGCAGAGGAAACGGCACTTGACGGTGGACGCCAGGAAGATTGCGAAGCCCGCCGCGTCCCACGACTTTGAGCTTGAGCGCCCTCCATACAGCACGCGGCCACGCGCCGGGGTTGTCCAGAAGTCGCGTAATGCCGGGTTGAGCGTGGGCTTCTGTTTACTTTCTAGTAAACTTTCCATCTGGTTTACCATGTTTCCTGAAAAGTGTCAGCCGCGTAATCCTCGACACCGTTTTGTTATTACTCAGTAGCTTAGGCGTTTACTACTTAGTAACGCTATCTTTAGCGATTTCCGCGTAGAAGTCATTCAGCGTGCGCACCGCGATCTGTCCACTCACAGCCACATCGTTCTTATCGCTCTGCCCCAGGTATTGCTTGCCGAGCCAGATGAGCATGGTGGGGTTGCCTTTGATTGCAACCTCGAACTGCTTGCGACGGATGCTCGCGTCCCGATGGTCTCTTCCTATTTCAATTACTGATTCAAAACGATTTAGACGTTTAATAGAACATTCCATGATGGCGCATATCTCGCGTTTGGTAAGCCCA